CGCCAGTGAGCCGGCTGTCCTGCTGGGCGTTCTTCGCCTCGTTAGTGGTGAGGCGCCCGTCCTGCTCGGTGTTCTTGGCGGTGAGCGCGTCAATTGCCGCCTGCTGAACAACGTTGCCCGCGTCGCCCTTGTCGCCCTTTACCAGCAGCTTCCCCGCCTGCACATCGGCGAACATGTCCGTCAGTGCGCCGTCGCCACTGACCACGATGGCCCAGGGGATTTCCTCGGTTGTGAGGTAGTTCCCGCCAGTGTCGAACCATTCAACGCGGAGCTTGTACGCCGTTTTGGGGTTGGTGCTCGCGTAGGCTGCGAGGTCCACGCTGAATGAGCCGTCAGATGCCGGGCTAACGCGGATTTCACGGGACACGAGCAGTGACTTCGTGCTAGACGCGGCAGGGCCGTATGGGGTGAACACTAGAACCGCGTTTGCGCTAGACCCCAGCGGTTGCGGCGTGAAGTCTTTCAGCGCCCCAGTGAGAGTCGCCATACGTGCCTCCTAGGGCAAAGAGAGAAAGGCCCGGAGGCCTTTGGGGTTTTAATCTGTGAACCGATCCGCTAGACTCGCGGCATGGGGAAAATTGGGGGACTCGCTTTAGTGGCCGTGATGGCGCTAACCGGGTGCGCGTCCTCGGCAGCGGCGATGGAACCTGAGGCTAACGTCCAGCCAGCAACGAGTGTTCAAGGCGACATGCTCAACGAGCTACGCCCGCTCATGACCACACTGAAGGCCGACGACGCTGCACTAATCAGTGAGGCTTACGGCGCCTGCATGTCCCTGGTATTCCAGAGCAAAGACGCCTACCGTGAGGGCGTCCTAAAGCAGTACGCCGACGTGAAGCTAGCCGTAGACCACCTCACGGTCGCCGCCGCAGCCAAGCACTACCTCTGCCGCTAAGGCTTGTAGTAGAGCTGCTTCGTCGATGGGTCAAAGTAGACGTTCGCCGCGTTGGATGTAGACGTAATCCCCGGCGCCTTTAGCGGCCCGTTGATCGTCACCGCACTAGGGCTCACGTCAACCGAGTTGGCACCGGCAAACACTGACGCTGTCGTGTCAGAGATGAAGCCCGCGTTCCCGGCGCCCTTCATCACGGTCGGCCCACCGCCGCCCTGCACGCCGCCACCGCCCGAGAACACCAGCGAACCGCCCGACACTGAGGGGTCAATGGTCATGCCGCCGGCTTTGATCTTGCCGGTAGTGAGCGTCATATCACCCTTTAGCGTGGTGGCTCCCTCAACAGACAGTGCGCCCTTGATGTCAGTGGCGCCTTCTAGGTGGGTTGGGCCGGTGACCTTGAAGTCGCCCGTCACGGTGGTGTTGCCCGTGATGTCCGTCGCGCCGTTGATGTGGGTGGGCCCGTTGAGTTTCGTGTCGCCCGTGAAAGTGGATGGGCCGGACTGGGTCAGAGTGCCGGTGAACGTGATCGTCCCGTTAGCGTTCAGCGTCCCCACGAAGGTGCCCGAGCCAGTGACGGAAAGCCCGCCGTTCTCAATGGTGATCACGCCGCCGTCATAGACCCGCATCCCGCCGGACCCAATCGACGCCGAGTTCAGCGGGGTAGCGACCTGAAGCTGACGGATCGCCCGCCAAATCTCCGCAACGTCGCCCTGGTTCAGGTTGTTTACTGCACCCATTTAGGCGTCCAATCTCATCGGTTGCGTGGAGACTTTGATCGTGGGGCTAAGGTCGCCGGAGAACTCGATAACACGGTCTCCGTGGCGGCCTGGCGCTACCCAAATGTCGCCTTGGTAGTACAGGTCTGCTTTGCCGCCAATCATCAGGGTTGCCGCGCCCACGCCCGATGCGGTGCTGTCAGCGTCGATGTCGAACGTCATCTGAGTTGCGAGCTGCCCGAAGACGGTGACGTGCTCGTACAGGGCGGCATCCAGTTTCGCTAGGCTCGCCTCGCCGGAGAGATTCAGGACCGACTCAACAACGGGGTATGAAGTATCCCCGCCGAACATCACGCGGGCCTTCACGTCCTTCTCAGAACCCTGCCCAAGCGCAAACGCAATGTTCGCCAAGTCGTCAGCGCTGTCCTCAAAGTCGAGATCGAATACGCCGGCGCCCGAACCCGTGACATACAACTCGTTCGTCTTCGTGTTCAGGTTCCCGGCGCGGAAGTCATACCTGAGTTCGTGATCCAACGTCCAGTAAGGCCGAATATCAATGTCCGGTCCGCCGTCCGTGGTCATCAGGTCATGCATGGCGTCCGCAGCCGTCGTAGCCTCCCAACCCTTGTACGTGCGGGATTGCGTGCCGGCAACATCAGCCGCGTAAGTGAACGGCAGCTTGTACCGGTCACTCGCAGGGTCGAAACACTGCTGCATCACCCGCTTAGCCAAGGTAGCCAGGGATAGCCCGGACCACGTCACGGTCTGCTGTTGGAAGCCGTCCCCATTCGAGGCCAGGACGTGCCGCTTGGTCATCAGCTTCCACGGATCCGCGTGCGTCACGGTCAGTGTGCCGGATCGGCGGTTGTACGTCCGGCCCCAAATGATCCCCGCGTACACAACCGTCTTATCCCAGTCCACGACGATGGTCTTCTGGAGCGGGCGGGTACTGTTCCAGTTGATGACCTGCGCCGTGGCAAGGTCGCGGATGTTGAAGACCGTCTGCCCGGACCCGCCGGCGTTGATGACCCGCTTCCACGAGTTCGACTGCGGGAGCACCTTGATCCGGTTAGCCCCGGTGGTTGTGTCAACCAGCCACACATTCCACGCCATAAGGGCCTCCTAGATGTAGGTGTCTACTACGGTTGCCGTCGCGTTGACGGTGTCGGTGCTGGCCGTGGTGATCTTCATCGGCTTGATAACGCCCGGTTCGATGTACCAGATATCGCTGACGCCGGTTTCCCCTGCGACGATGTACCCGTTGATTCGGAAAATGCCCGTGCGGAAATCAATGGTGTGCGTCTCGCCGGGGCTCAGTGAACCCGTAACTTCGTAGTACACGCCGCCGGGTTCGCGGACCGTATACCCGCCCGGCGCGTTACCGGTGACGCTCACCGTTGCCGAGGCGTTGTAATTGCCGCGGTGAAACAAGTCCACATAGGAGCCAGTCACGAGCGGGATGGTCCGGGAAGCGCCATACTTCCGCGGATCCGGGCACTTCAACCGGACCTGCCACTGAGCCAACGTGTCAGTAACCGGTGTGAATTTGACCCCGCTATTACGGACAGCATCAGCCCACTGAGTGGACCCGTGCCCCGCAACAGTGAAACGCCCACGCATCGGACCCGTCAAAAACGTCCCCGCCTCGTGAAGCAGATCATGGCTCTTGGCGTGAAGATTGCCGCCAATAGTGATTAGGCGCGCCTGGTTATAAACCGGCAGATCATAATCACCGTCAGCGTTAGGCCTCTCCACCACCTCACCCTTAGGGTCGGGCGAATCCCACCAGCCATCAAACTTGTCAGCCTGCGTGACCCACTCGCCGAACCGGTCAGAACCGGACAGCGTTCGGCCCGCCCACGTAATCAGTTCACTTGCCAAGACTGACACCCTGCTTCTGTAGTTCCCAACGGATCATGCCCATAGCCTCATCAGCGACCTCACGCGGTGCTGTGGTGCCGTTGATGTGCTGATTCAGGTTGATAGTCGTACCGGGCGCTGAGGGGCGCATCGCAGAGGACTGCGCCGAATACTCGCGCCCACCATTCGCATACCCCGGCAGCTTCGGGAACGTGCCAGCATTGATCGCCGCCAGCTCCCGGTTATACGTGCTCGAGCTGCGACCATTGATGATCCACTCACCAGCATCAACACGCGCCAACGGAACGCCCGCGCTAGAGATGCCAAGGAATCCGTCAGTCATGCCAGTGCCAGGCCCGGACGTAGGCAGTTGCCCGCCGTCCGCGTACCCCGCGAGCCGCCCGCCAGTAGCCTTCTTAGGGGTGAAGCCCGGCGCGTAAACGCCAGCACCCTGCCCAGCCGAGCCGTCCGAGATTTGCGCCGGCAAGCCGACAACCTTCTCAAACGTCGTCTTGAACGTGTCAATCGTTATGTTGACGTGCTTCGGGATGCCGTCAACAGCAGCTTTCGTCTGCTCGGCCATACGCTTAGCCTCGTCGGACATCCACGTCTTGATGTCAACACCCGGCGGCACATTCAGAACGTCGCGGGCGAGGTCCTGCGCAGCCGTCCCAGTAATGCCAAACTGACCAGCGCCATCAACCAAGGCCTGATAAGTCTCGTCAAGATTGCCCTGCAAAGACTTTTGACTGTCGCCGTTCTTCGCATTCGCCTCAACAACCGCGAGGCCCGAGTTGGCGATCTTATCGAGCACCGCCTGATTCGCGCGGCCCTTTTCCGTGTTGATGTCCAGCGACGTGCCGTTAGTCTTGATCGACTCTTCGACGCCATCAATGGCTTCCTGGAACCCGCGGGCGGCATCACGAGCCGACAGGTTGTTGTGCGTAGCTTTGAACATCGCCTCAGTGAACTTATCCAGATTCACTGCTGAGCCATCTGCGCTGACGCCGATTTCCTCGAGCGCCTTGGCTAGATCTTCGGACATTGGAACAGACTTGCCGGCAGCGTCGGTGTACTTCTCCGTCGATACCCCAAGCTTGCCCATCGCCATGTCGAGTAGCGTCTGATCGTCAGTAGCGAACCCGGCAGCCTTAGCCTGCTCCTCAAGCTTCGCCCGATACCCTGGCATCAGATCGAGGAGCTGCTTCAGCTTCTCCTGCGAACCATCAGTGGCCTTCGCCATACCTTGGAATGACGCAGCCGCTTTATCGGCAGGGACGGAAGCGAGCTGGTCGCCGAGTGCCTTCATGCGTTCCCGCGCCGTGTCTGACGTTGAGGTCACATCGGCCATGCCCAAGGAAAGAATCTTGATGCCACCGACAACGATGTTGTCGATATTGCCCAGCAGCCCCGGATCCGCTATGCCGTTGAGTGCCTGTTGGAAGTCGTTTACGCCATCCTTGTGCTGCACAAGATCCTGGAAAGACTTGTTCAGCGTGTCAGCGCCGACAGCGCCCCGCGCAGCCTGACCGCCAAACGCCTCCAAGGCATCCCCGGTCTCGCCGGTTGGCTTCAGAATGTTATCTAGCGCAGGCTGCGCGATAGCAGATGCCGCGGCAATGGCAGCCAGCCCGGATGCTGCACCAGCAGCGAGCTTGCCCGTCCGCGAAAGCGCCGCACCAGCCCGAGAGCCAGCAGGCGCCAGGAGCTCGAGCGCCTCGCGAGTCGCCGCGATCTTCGGCCTTACAACGGTCAACCCGGCGCCAAGTAGGGCCGCACCGCCAACCACAGCAGCGAGCCCGACCCCAACACCAAGGACCGGACCGGGAACCCTGCCGAGAGTGTCCACGAGACGCTCAGCACCCTGCGTAAGGCCTCGGAGAACATCGTTAGCCCCAGACCCGGACTGAATCAGGACGGAGTCAAATGAGCCGCCAAGCTTCTCAATGTCGCCCGCCAGGTTGTCCTGTTTGCGGGCTGCGGTATCAGCCGCATAGCCAGCATCGTTGACGTTATCCGTCCACTTGCGAATGCCATCCGAGCCGTTCTCGTACAGCACGTTCGCCGCACGGACGGCGTCAGATCCGAAGATGACTCCCATAGCTGCGGCGCGTGCCTCGGGGGTCAGGTCCTTCATTGATGTCTTGAGGTTCTCGGAGAACTTAGCCAGGCCGATGAACTGGCCCTGCGCGTCATACGCGGAGATGCCCAGTTCGGTCATCTTGTTCTTAGCCTCGAGCGACTGCGGGGTGAGGCGCTGCAACATCGTCTTGAACGACGTTCCAGCATCGGAGCCAGTAAGGCCGGCCGAAGCGAACGCGGCAAGCCCGCCCGTGGTTTCCTCGATGCTCAGGCCGGTCTGCGCGGCAATCAGGCCAGTCTGGTTCAACGCGGCGCCCATATCCTGGACCGAACCCTGGGCCTTGCCCGCACCAGCAGCCAGGAGGTCGGCGACGTGGGGGAGCTTGTCGCCGGAAAGCTTGAACTGGGTCATGGCACTAGCCGCAATCTCGGCAGCATCGCCCACGCCAAGCGAACCAGCGGCAGCCAGCGACAGCGCGCCCTTCAGGCCGCCGCCCAGAATGTCCCTAGTGGACACGCCAGCCTTAGCCATCTCCTCAATGCCCTGCGCAGCCTCCGAAGCCGAGAACGCAGTATCGGCGCCAGCCTCCACCGCGGCGTCACGCAAAAGCTGCATGTTCCCAGCAGTCTCATGCGTCGCCGCGTCAACAGCAGCCATCTGCTTATCGAAATCCGCGTAGGACTTCACCGCGAGGGCAACGCCAGCCACAACGGCCGCGCCAGCAACGCCTGCAACCTGACCGACATTCTCGACCGCGTCCTTATGCTTCTTCGCCGCCGCTTCAGCAGCCTTAGCGGCATCAACAGACTTCTTGCCAGCCTGCTCCTGCGCCAGGCCAGCGCCCTCGGAAGCCTTCTTGGTCTCCTCGGTCGCCCTCGAAGCGGCCTTCATGGCGGCTACAAAGTTCTGGATTTCGGCACTGAATGTGACTTTTACGCGGCGGTCAGCCATGTGCCCTCCAGGGGTTAGAGTGACCTGCGGGTTATCAGGTCTTCGTCAATCTCGGTCGCGTAGAAACGCTGGCCCGGTTCGGGCTTGAAACTCTTCTGCCCCGTATGCTCCTCAACCGCCGCCTGCGCATGGCACGTAACGTCAGAGACTTCATACAGGCCCGCGTTAGCTTCATTGCGGCACTCAAACTTGGGGCGCCCACAATCACACAAGCCCTCTATGTAGAGCGTGTAGGCGAACTCCAGCAGCCTGTCCTTGCGCTCAGGCAGCGGCCCAAGATAGGCGGAAGGCGGGCGCTGGAATCGCTCAGCAGTCTTGAGAGCTGCTAGGACCCGCCACCATCGTCCGCTGTAGAGCGCTTCGGCAAAAAATCGGCGCTCACAGAAGGCAGCTCATCGGAGGCGTTCTTGAACCCGGCGAGAATGAGCCCGAACTGTGCGGGCCCGACCTTCTTCTCGAACCGCTTCAACTGCGCCGGCGTCACCTTCGGGGAGCTGATCGCGTCCGCCAAGATCGCATAGCCCATATCCTCCGGCTTCACGTCAAGGTTCGCCGCGGCAAACTCGCGCTTCTCGTCATCGCTGCGCCCGCCAACCGTGACCGTCAGTGCCGAATCGTGGAACTTCTTAGCCACCCTCGCGTACTCGGCATGAAGCTTCCCAACGCCGCCACCCATCGACGGGCCGTCAACCTCGTCATCGTCAGCGTTCACGATCTGCGCCTCGAGCCGGTCAAGCTCAGCGATCAAGCCAGCCTTCTGGTAAACGGTCACAGCCCGCTCCGGGCGCTCCGCATCATCAAGCCACTTATCAAAATCAAAATCCTGGGGTGTTGCACTCATGGTTTAGGCTCCATTTCGCGGTGGGATAGGCTCTGGAAAGTGAGAGTTGGCGGCGCGGAGCCTAATCACGCGCCGCCAACCGGTCTAACTAGGCGCCGGCAGCAACCTCAATGAAGGGGTAGCCACGCTGGATCTCGACGGGCACGCGAAATTTGATAAAACCGCTTCCGTCGGTGCGCTGCGGGGTATCCGTGATGAACTCCGCGCCGAGGTAGACCTCGTCGGACGCGGCCCACGTGTCCGTGGCGTCCTTGTCCGTCTGGCGAGCGTAGCCGTAGAGGGTCGCGCCCTTCTCCTTGACTGCGGCCCAGCCGGTTTCGTTGGCGTCGTCCGCGCCGCCTGCGGTCAGGAACTTGCGCCAGAGAGTGAACCCGCCAGCATAGTTCGACGCGCCAATAGCGTTGGCGTTGCCCTCATCGCACAGGGCCTTCTCAGCAACCTTGTCCGAATCCGTCGCGCCCCAAGTGAAGTCGCTCGACAGGATGTCGCAGGACAGGTCAATGCCGGCGTTCAGCTCGGTAGCCGTGGGGGCTGCCGGGTTCGCGGGCTTCGTGGTGAGAATGGTGAATTTTGTTTTGCCGTCGGCAAGAACACGTGCCATTTAGGCCTCCTTCGTTTCCGGCGAGGCCGGCTTGGGTGTTTCCCGCGCCTTCTGGCGGGGAGTCTTAGCAAGGTCGTTGAACGGGGCGTCGTTGCGGTCCAGCCAAGAAGCCGGAACCACCTGCTTAGCCCCGGTCGTCTTCGAGTAAGCGTCAATGAACTCAGTCATGAGCAGCCTTTCGGTCAAAGTTTGGTAGAGACGAGCGCGAACTCGTCAACAGCGAACACCGGGTTAGCGCCGCCAGTGAGGGTCACGCTCGTGTCCGTCTGAACGTCCATCAGGGGCGACTGTCGCAGTTTCCCCGGGCGCCAACCGGCAACCACGGGAGTCTTGCGATTCAGGGCCGCACGCACGTTCCTGGCGACGATCAGCACCGAATCGAACGTCAGGCCTGCATACGTCACCCGCGGGCGCAACGACAGAACATCCGGCACATCTTGCAGGCTGTCACCATCAGGGCCGCCGCTGGACTCCTCGCCAAGATCGCCCCACAACACCACGTAAGGGTAAGTAGGCGTACCCGGAACCGAGCCGCGATAAACCGTCAAACCCGCAGGCAAGAGGGCCTTCACCGCGTCGTAATGCTCCTTGATCACAGCAAACCCTCCGTCGCCTTGAACGCATACTCGTAAAAGTTCGGGGCTTCCTCGAGCATTGCGTCCTCCGGGTTACGAACCGTCCCGCCACCAGGGCGAGACGTGCCGTAATAGGCGATGCCAGCGAGCGAGCCAGAGCCGCCCGGGGTGGGGCCAATCTCCGCCTCAATCACGCCATCGCCGCCGAACTCGTGCACCTTCAGGTCATAGCTAATCGTTGGCGCCAACTGCTTGAAGTGCCGCGAACTCTGAGCATCCTTACGCATCGCGTTCTTCGTGTTCAGCGCCGACTTCGCAACCACGCCGCGCATCTTCGGAACCATCGCCGCCGGGATCGCACGAAACGCTTTCGCCAGGCCGTCAAGCTCCGACGCGTCCGCGCTCACAGGTTCTCCTTGACTGGGATCCGGGCCGCAGTGTCGAACGTGTCAGGCGTGAAGCCCTCAACTCGATACTGCTTCCCGACCGTGAATGCGTTCAGCCTTGACGCCGTTATCGTGATCACGTCACCATCCAGCACATCCGCTGCGTTCGCCGGGATATGAACCTGTCGTGACACGATAACGAAGGAAGCCCCGGCGGCGTCCGGCGTAGCGACCGATGAGTCCTTCGACTGCACCTTGCACTTGCCCTCGTAGACCGCGACCTGGGCGTCTGTTACATTGCCCGTTTCCGGGTCGGTGACAGCCTCGCCAGGGCGCGTGATCGTGCAAGAATCCACCATTAGCGACTCGGCCTGCGTCCTCAAGAATGGGAGGACGCCAATCACGTCCTCAGCGAAGCTCACAGCCCGCCAGTCTCATAGATCGGAACGCCGGCGATGTCCACGCCGCAGGAGCAATAGTTCGCGCCGAGCATCAGCGAACACCACGGCAGGTGCCTCGAATAAGTGCTCACCATGTCAACCGAGAAGGCGCCGCTCGTCTCAACCAGCCCCAGCAGCGCCCACCACTCATCAAGGATCGTGACGCGACCCTTCCCCGTCTTGTAAGACCGGGAAGACGAGCCATCATCGACAGCAACCGTGACCTGCGTTGCGTCGTCCGGGCGCTTGATGTGCGCCGCGACAGCCTCACGCACCACGTAATCCAGCCGCGCCTCATCGGGCGCTTCCGCACCAAGTAAGACGCGCCTGGCCTCGATGAGCATGAGCGCATCATCAACCCACATCTGCCACTGTTGCTCAGTGACAGACCCCGGCTCGGGGACGGCCATCCCTAGAGCGACCGCAAGCATATTTGGCGTCACAGACATGACCGCCCCCTTCTACTATTTGCTGGACTGTGCGCGGCGAGGCGCCGGCTTGTCTTCCGCTACGGTCTTGACCGCCTCGGGCTTCCACTCGCTGCCCAAAAGAGCGGCGGTGGATTCCTCGACGATCATCACCGCCCCCGTCAACTCGTTACGCAGGCGCGGCATTAGACCAGGTCCACGATCTTGGCGAAGTTGCGGTTGACCTCAGCGATGCCCCAGCCGTAAACAACCTCAGCGCGGAAAGCGATCTGGTTGTTGCGCTTGAGGTCGCCATTGCCGTCCGGGTCGCCGAACTCGATGAGTTCCAGGCCGATAGCCTTCTGCACACCCCAGCGGACAGCGGTGAAGTCGCCCACGATGGCGCGGAGCTTCGTGTCCACAGCCAGAACGCCGGTAGCGCCGACCGTCTTCGAGGTCGCTGCACGCAGAGACTCGAAGACGGAGGTCTCGTTGGCGAAAGTGAAGTCCGGGTAGAGCTTCTGGCCGGTAGTGGAGATGCGCTGACCGGAGATCTTCGCGGCGAACTTCGGATCAATGGCAATGCCATTCGGGACGCCATCCGCGGCCAGCAGTGCAGCAACAGCCGCATCGACGGACACGTAAGGCGCATCGGCCGCGGCAAGCTCAACCGAAGTCGTAGCCGCCGTCAGCTTCTGAGTCATCCCAGCAACCACGGCGCCGGTCTTCGGGTTGATGCCGTGAATGACACCGTAATCCAGTGCGCGGGAAAGCGCCGGCTGGATCTGATCGAGGATCTGCTGGATAACGCCGAGCTGGTGGTCCTCGTCGGCCCACTTGACTTCTTCCGTGAACCGGATGGTCTTCTGGAACTTGAAGTTCTCGACCGTCTGGGTCGTCTTCGTGACATCGTTCGAAGACTTGTTCGCGCCTTCGCCGACGTACTCAGCTTCGCCGGAATCGAAAACGAACGCCTCGCCCTTGCCGAACTTCATCGGGGTTGCACCCGAGAGCTGGGAAATGGTCGAGCCCTTGTGGATGTTGTTCACCCACGGATCGAGCAGCTGAGTGGGGATGGTCAGTGAACCAGTGGTAAGAGCGGCCACGAGGGCCTCCTATTCCTTGTTGAAAAGTTTCTTGGTGAATTCCCGAAGGTCTGCGCCATCGCCCGAGGTGCTCGGGGACTGGCCTTCCTTCGGGGCAAAGTTGCCTTGCTTCTTGCGGTCTTCTACCCGACCCGCAAGGCGTTGCGCCTGCGCGGTGAGGGTGTCGAGGTCCGCTCCGGTGAGGAACAGGTCAGCGTCAGACGGCTCGCCTTTCGGGCCCTTCTTCGTGCTGATACCAAACTCGGCCGCAACGCTGGACCGAAGCGCCACGGCTTCGGCCTGCTGCACCCTGGTTTCCATTTCCTTGACTCGCTGCTCCAGAGTCTGGGTTTCGCCAGCCTTGGAGCGCAGGTCGTCATAGTCGCCGAACTTGTTCTTTGCCTGCTGCGCCAGCCGCTCGCGAACAATGCGGTCAACGTCAGCCTGCGTGAACGACTGCGCCGGCGACGGCTGCTCAGTTTCCTGCGCGCCTTCCGGTGCTGTCTGCTGCTCGGCGTTCGTGGTTTCGTTACTCATCGGATTGCCCCGTTTCCGTCCCGTCGGACATAAGACCGGTCTTGAAGCGCGACCGTAGCGCTGCCCCCAGTTATCCGGGGAAATCTGTTACTTGGCGCCAAGTTGGCGCCGTAGTTCGGCGATGCGCTCCGTCTGCCACTTGATAGGCGCGGACACGCTATCCCCATTCGCCGCCCTAATCTTCAAGGCGGGGAGCGAAGTCTCAAGCGATGCGAGTTGAGCCCGAAGCCGCGACGTTACTTCTGTCGGGCTGGGCCCTGCGACCTTCGCCCTAGAAGCTGCCGATGTCTGCACGCCGGCGCCCCCAGTTGAGTAGTGAGTATTCAGGTACTCACGGAGCTTGGCTTGCTGTTCCGGCGTCCTGCGCTTCTTGCTCGCCATGTACTGCATTACGCTTGCCTCTTCGCCGAAGTCATCGGTCGAGAACACAGGTTGCGCAGTGCATTTACAGTGGCCGTGAGTGGCGAACCTAGCCGTCTGGTCGGAGTAGACCGCGCCCCGGTCGGCCAACATTCGACAGAGCTTGCAGCCGCCGTTAGTAACCCGCCGCCAGCCCACCGCGGACGGATCCCGCCTGCGGTTCGTTAGGATCGTGTCGCGGTACGGGCGTGCTGTCTCCAACTGCACAACATCAGCAAGCCGCGCCGAAGACAGCTCACGGTTATCTGCGAACAGCGGATCAGACGCCCAGGCGACAGCCCTGCGAAGCTTCTCTGTACGGTCAAGGATTATCGGCTCCGCAAGGTAAAGCTTCGGCGGTGCCGCACGGTCTCTCTGATCGTCGTAGAAGTCCGCCGCAAGTGCGGAAGATCCATCCGAGTAGTAGGCGACAACGCCGGGGACTGCCTCAAGTAGCACGGCCCGCTGCTCCTCCGGGGATCCAGTGAGCCGACCAAGCGCCGTGGTAACGGCTGTCACGGCGGCGCCAGTGATTAGCTGCAACGCCGCCTTAGACTCACCCGGCGTCGGCATTAGTCTGCGCCACGGGCGCGGGAGTCAAGGCTGCCACAACGGCACGCCCAGCAGCACGGCGCCTATCAGCCATCGCCCGCCGGATCTGCTGCTCATCCAAGCCCAACAACTCGAGCCCGACCTCAGTCTCAGCAAGCCACGGAACAACGCTGATCTGCTTAGCGCCAGCATCAGCCGCAGCCGCCTTAGACAGGTAGATAGGGGAGCGCCACTTAGTCTCAATGGAACCCCACTCCTCTGGAACCTCAGTGAGACCGTTCTGAATCGCAAGGGCCCGGTTCACGGTGCGACGGATCGGAACCGACCAGTCATCCATCGTGCCCTCAGCCTCAGAAATCAGGTTCTCCCGAGACGCCGAATAAGAATCTGCGCTAGTTGGGTTCGCCATGTCAGTCAGCGCAAAGTCCGAATCAGGCAGGTCCGTTTCACGCGCCATCAACTTAGCCAGCGCATTCAACTGCGCCAGGTGAGGCTCGGGCGACGAAGCGTCAAACTGCTTCACATCAGCGCGAGGATTTACGGCCTCGTCATCGTCCGGGATCCCGAACGTGCGCCCGAGCGCGATCTGCCAAGACGCCTTCGGCGAACCATCGGCATTCTTGAAGATCGACTCGTCAGCACCCAATAGGATCAGCTTCGGAATCGTGTAGACATCCATGTGACCCTCAAGACGCACCAGCGAACGCAGCGCCGAGTCCTGATGGCTCATAACGGGCCGCGTAATCCGAGAGCGACCCATCCTGCGAGAACCCCGCGGACGGTACACCAGCGGCTCAGCAGGGACGCCCCAGGGGTGTTCGGAGCGGTCGGCCTGCCACTCGCCATCCTTCTTCTCGGCGTTGATCGTCAGCCCGTCGAGGTAAAGGACGAAGCCGGTGATCTTGCCGTCCTCGCGGTCCGTAACGGACAGGAGGTTATCTAGGGACCGGCGGCGGGTGTTCCACTCGCCGTAAGCATTGAGGGCGTCCTTGGCGTGCACCAGAGCCGCCGGCTCGCCCGCAGCCTCATCGCCCTTAGTCGTAATCAGGTACGACACGCCATGCAGCAGGGAATCCGTGCGGCCCTGCGAAATCTCCGAGAACAAGAAATTGCTTTCCTCAAGCTCAGACATGCCCAGCGACTCAAGATCGCCGCCCGCCCAAATCATCTTCTCCAGGTTGCAACGCCGCGCCAAGCCATCGACACCCTTAGCAGCCCAGCCAAGAGCAAGCCCAATGTTCGCGTACTGCGGCGGGATCACACTGCCGACCTGCTGCGCGGCCCGCTTCCCGTCATAGTAAGACGAGCGCAAAAGGTTCCGCGGAGACTTCCGATACAACCCCTCAGCGCACCGGTTCAGGGTCGCCAACTCGTCATCGCTAAGCCCAGGAACAAACAGCTTCTCGAAAGTCATAGAACCACCGCCGTCCTAGATCCAGCACGCCGCGAAGGACGTAGCACGTTATCGTTTTGAGCGCCCCAAAGGGCAAGAGTTTCCGCCACAACAGGCGTAATATCGGATGCTGCATCTTTACGGTTCCAA